CAATTACTGAGATATCAACCTTATGCTTCTTAGCAATCTTTTCTATAGACTTATGAGGTTTTAATTGCATCTTATAATTTTTCTTCTCTAGTATTTAGAAGACCTTGTTTAATTAATTTAGACAGCTCAGCAGTTGAGCCAACAAATAGTGAATTATTAACTGTAGTCGGACCACGATATTTTGTATCAAGATCTTTCATCTTCTTCTGAAGGTCAATTAACTTATCAGTTATATCGGCAACATTTTTTATAAGTTGACCAGCAACTTCGTATGCCCTTGGATGATCTGTTCCAGAAGCAACATCTAAAATACCATTAACCGCAGTTTGTCCCTTTTCTATTAGGGAATATAACTGTGTTCTAGTATATTCATAGTCCGTGCTAGGGTCTTCTAATGTCTCTACAACATCCCGCTGGACTTCAATTTCAGCTTCAACTATTTCGGTTCTTATATTCAAAACCTCATCAATTTTATTAAATGTTTCCATAATTATTTCTCTACACGTCCTTCTGTTGCGAAGGACTATATTCTTTAAAGTCTATAAAATCTACTATTTCTTCATTAAATCCAAAATCATCTCCTGGAACAATCAAGGGATCATCTCCGGCATTAATTAATCCATCATCATTATAATCCTTAAGCGCCTTTGGAGTTGCCACATATCTAAGTTCTCTCTTAGCATTTACCGTATCAGTTGAAGTATAGTAATCGATTTGAACTTTCTTAATTAGGTCATCAGTGCTAGAAACAACTGGTCCAAATAGGTGTGCCTTTACTGTAAATGTGAAGGTATGTATAATTATTCTAGTCTCATCAAAATTCGTCTTATCATAGTTATCTGAAAAAGATACTCCATCTAAAACTATTGGTATATCTTTCTTTTCTCCAATAGATTCTACTAAATCGATAGTAATATTAAGTGCTGGTTGAAAAAACGGAAGTATCTGCTCCATAACTTGAAGAGAATCTTCGTTCAGCTTTGTCATAAGATTTAATTCAAATTTTAAATTATAAGGTACTGGCATAAAGACCCGTCTAACCTTATTATCATCTCCAACAGCCTTAAACGTTTGAGTAATATTTGCCTTTCTACTTGGATCATAATCCAATCCAATAAATTCAAAAGATAGTCTGGGCAATGACAGGTTACCCTTTTTAGTTAGATCTGGTTGTTGTTGTATTCTCGCTAAAAACTTTTGAATTGGTCCATAAGCAATAGGCACCTTCAATTTTGAGGCCTGATTGCCACTAGCATCTGTATGAACAATCTCAATATTATTGAACAGGGTTCCAAATCCCACTACAATTTTTTTTATAATTCCGTGATAGTAGTAAGTTCCTAGCATTAGTAATCACCAAAGGGATTTTTTACTGAAAAATCTAAAAGTTGATCTGCTTCATCTTCAATTTGTTTGTTTTCGGCATAATCATTTTCGGCATCACCATAGTAGTCAACGGACATTACATAGTACTCTCCAGTTTTACCAATGCCAGGATTTGTAATTGTGGTTGCAGAACCCACAACTCTTTCCCCAAGTCTAAACCTACCAGAACTTCGGTATATCTTTAGGATCTTAGTATCATAATCCCACTCTTTCACAACCGCAGTAGTATTTGAAAGGTGCCCTGTCACAACTTCATTTAAACTATAATTTCCAGTGCTTATTCCTGGGGATGAGAATGATATGTTTGGATAGGCTGTATAGCCGCTTCCAGCGTTTGTAATTAGTACTGAGATGATAGATCCTCCAGCACCAACAAGGGCCTCTGCAGAGGCTGTCAGGCCCGTCCCAGGGCCTTGTATGGTTATAGTTGGAGGACTTGAATAATAACTACCATATGTTGTTAGGCCAATTACTCCAATACCCCCCGAAGATATGCCTGCGGTTGCTATTGCTCCAAAACCCCCCCCACCAAGTATTGTAATCTGTGGTGATGTAGTATATCCACCTCCAGGATTACTAATGACAATGCGATCAACTGATAGTTTGTCACCTCCAGAATATGCTGTCATAATTGCAACTGCTGTTGCGTTTTTTCCACCAATTGGTGCTGAGGAAATCGCTACTGTTGGTACTGAGGTATAACTGTACCCATCATTAACTAAGTAAATTTGCTGAACAACTCCATTTGCTACAGTAGTAGCAGCTCCGGCAGTAGCACCAACCCCAGATAGTGTTAGAATTGTGTTGTATCCACGTTCCACAAAATTGTTATCGATATCTTCAATGCTAGTATCAATAATTTCATCTTCAAATATAAAGGGTTCACAACTTAATTCGTAGACATATAACTTCCCTAATTGATAAAATTCTGACTCATGTTCAATAAATTTAATTTCATAAATTGTATCATTAAGGGGAAAGTATATTAAATCTCCTTCCTTAGGTCTTGATGTTAAAATATAATCATCAATATTGGCCTCCATTATTGGAGAAATAAAGTCTTCAAATTTTTCTCGGGATATAACTATGGATAAAGTATCCGTAACTCTAATACCAAACTTGCCCAACATGTCACCACCATTACCAAATCCACTATAGGAATTCAGATATGCTTCAATAATGAAATTATCAGTGAATTTATTTAATATATTTTCCTTAATGATAGTATCTGTCTTCAAAAATACTCTCGGCATGTAGTATACATCAATACCATACATTTTCAACTGCTCATTAATTAAGTCTTGAATGAGACGTTGTTCCGAAGAATTGCCGTGTGTAAAGAATTGATTTGTTGCCATGTCTATCCCACCATATCTAGTGGAGGTAGTTCATAATCACTACTCATGCTAGTCTTAATATCTGATAATTCATTTACTGCATCATCATATATTTCTCTCCCATTTAATTCAATTCCGCCAGGGAGCTTTACTCCTCTAAATTTAATCAAATTTTGACCCCACTGTTTTTTAATAAGAGCAGTAAGATAACGCTTTAGGAATGAATCATTCCAAATTTTTGAAAAATCTGATGGATCTAGAATCCTATAACAATCGATAATTATATAACTATTGACAGGAACAGATGACCAGTTCATATCAACATATAATCTATTTTGTCTCTTGGTGTATCTAATTTTTTTCTGAGGACTGATTAGAAATTGAATGGTCTCAAGATGTTCCTTAACCATAGTGTAGTTTAAGAGTTCAATTGATGAAAAATTATAAACATCATTTAGAAAAATTTGATATGAGATATTAAACATTCCACTAGAAATTGTACTATCATCAAATCTAAAAATTCCTTCTATACCAATTACACTATCTGGAACTTCGATATAGTTATTACTTTCCAGATATGAATATGTAGTTATTCCTACAGTTTTTGTGGTTGTTGCATCTGTTTTTGCCCGATCAATAACATCCTGAGTAATTTTATACTTCAGGTACATTTTTTCAACACCATCAAAGTGACGTTCTTGAAATAACTGTAGAGCATCATCTACAGCGTCATCAATTTGATCATCATCTACATTTATTTCAAGAACAGGATAGCCTAACTTTCTTAAGCAGTAATCTATAAGTTGTTGTCTACTTGATGGTTTCATGTCCTCTAGTCCTGGGGTAACTCGGTTTGAATATTAGTTTTAACTTTAACTAATTCATTATATTCTTTTAGAAGTGTTTGATATTTTGCTTCTAAAAATATATTTTCTTTTTGAATAGCTGCAAGTTTTTGAACAAACAGGTTTACCAAAATATTAATATCCATTTCCGGTTCCATTAATAACTTCCTCCATCAATTGTAGTTGTCCAAGTAGGAATATTTGTTCCAGGACTTGTTGTGAGTATATAGTTGGAAGTACTTATTCCAGATCCGGGGGAAACTGTTTGATTTACAAACCCATCAGAATCTAGATATGTAATTCCATATTGATTTACTTCAGATGATTGTAAGTAAATGCCCCTAATATCTATATATCCCTTAGTTCCGCTAACAACTCCATTTGCAATTGCTACCTCGGGAATATAAGTCCACTTTTTACTAGAATCATCGTACCCAAAGAACCCCTTTCTATTTACAGTGTATCCAATTCCGGAAGTTGAATCATTATACTCAAAGGAAATACCCCTATCAGTATTCGTATCATATGAGTGTGTAATTGTCATCTGGGCACCGGAGGATATTCCCGCAGTTGTTATTCCAGATATCGTAATGGTCTTATAGAGTGTACTGTAACTAGTAATCGTCCTATTGACATTTTCTGGATTAAGGCCTATAATATTACTTATAACGTCTCCAGTATTAACTCCAACTACCGAGTCCAAAGTGAAGATACTTGATCCAGATGAAACATTTCCAATCACTGTTCTGATAGATGTCACATCTCCTAAATTAAGTATAATCTCATTGCTACTTAATGTTGTAGAATTTATGATTAAAGATTCTCCATCAACTTGAAGATTACCCTTAATGATTACTGTACCAGCATTACTAAGTCCATTGGCATTTGGGTCGATATACAGAATATCTCCAGAACCTGGGTTTGTTGATATTATATTAGAAGATATTCCAATACTTCCAATGACTGCCGCACGGATAGTTGAAACCCCCGATACAGTTAATGATGCGGCAGTAATTGCTCCTCCAACTACAACATCATTAGTAACATTCCAATAGTCAATATATTTACTAGAATTTACTATAGCTGCAGAATTTGCAGTTAGTGTTCCTGGTTCATGATCTAAAATACTTACATAGTATTCTCCACCAACTTGCACAGAAGTTCCTGAATTATTTCCAATCCATAACCTTCCCCCAACATTTCCTGCAGTTCCGGTTCCAACGGAAACTCCAAGTTCACCATACTGAAGAGTTGGTGATGTAGTAGAACTTGTTGTTCGTTTAATTTTTATTTTAGGATTTATGTCGGCATCTAATTCATTGGTCACTACCCACTTTTGTGTGGATGCGTTGTAGTGTAGTAGTGAACGTTCTATTGCCCCGGCAACATTAACGCCAGGAATATCACTTATTGATGTGTAGTTTTTTAAACTTCCGACAACTTTGATTGCGTTTTGATCAGCTAATCTTACCTTGATTTCAGAAGTCATGAGGTTGAAACTCCTGCGGTTACTGTTGCTGTTCCTTCAACAACTCTGGTTTTAACTCCTACCCCATCAGTCAGTAGAACATCATAAACATATTTACCAGGCTTTATGCCTGAGGACACTGTAGATGCTAGAGAAATCTTAACTTCTCCCAAAGTTGGATTTGGAAAAGACACTGCAATTCCAACACTTGATCTGCTTGACGAATGCTTTTTCAGTTGACATATGCCACTATAACTAGTCAAGTTGATCGAAGTATTATTACTATTTTCTAGTATAAATGAATTTGAAAAATCTGCACCCTGAGGAATTACTAAATTTACTACTCTGACTGACATTTTTTAGTTATAGCATCATTATTTCTTTAAATATTTATAACTTTTCAATTAATTGATATACCAGTCCCTTAAGTTCTGATACTTCTCTCTTTAAATCGCTAATTTCGTTAAGTTCTTTCAACTTTCTTTCCTTAGCTTCAATGTACTCATCATATTCGTTTTTATTAGTGTTGATAATTGCAGTAGAATTCTCATCACGATATAAATCAGGTTCTCCGGTAACTCTTAGTAAACTCATGCAAGTGCTATTACTGAAAGATTTGAAAGTTGTGGTGGAGTTGCCTGATTTGTTCCAGCCAGGACTATTTTAATCGTAAACCCGGTAAATGGTTGTAGATTATCAACTTTATATGAGTAATCCATAATTCTAGTTGGATCCTCCTGCAAAGTATTACTTGTACCATCACCAATTCCAGTTAATCCTGGGAATAGTACATATGGTTGAGAACTATCTGGAGAATCTGGTCTAAAGACCTTATATAAAATTCTTATATCATTGCTTGCATATTTTAGTGCGGAGAATCTTACATCTATAGATGATGCTGGATTTTGTAAAAGTATTTTCTTACTTACATAGACTGCCGCATGAGGATCTCCTAATGGTTGATTAACTCTAGAATCTAAAATAAAATCACTTACTGGGCTATCAATTCTATTTGTTGTTGTAATTAGATTTAATCTATCTAAATCAATAACTGGAGATACATTTGGGTTATTTGTCTGAAGGAATACTTCTAGTGCCAAAGACTTATTGTTTGGTATATTTGTCAAGAATGCGGTCTCATTTATTTGAGAGCAGACTAGTCTTGGAGAGTTTAATATATTGGGCCTATTTAAGTTTATTTCATCAAATCCTTGATCAATAAATGAAGTTTCAGTTCCGTCAACACTCGTTCCAGAAACTGTTCTTATTCTTCCTGAAATTTGCGTTCCCTCGGGAGATATGTATTGAATATTTGGAGTAATTACTTCATACTGAATGTTTTGGGTTGCAGTTGCAGTATTTCCTCCACACTGCTTAGTTTTATTGAATTTAAGAATTGGGAATCCATTTGCAACTGTACCATCTCTAACAATACCAGAACCTGTAGATGCGGTATTAATCTTTAGATAATATTCGTCAATGCCATTTTTAAGTAATTCATTAGTTGTATTCATTGAATGCGTATTATTGATTCTCCTAAGAGATACACCAGATAGCTCATACTTATATACCGGTAAATTCAATTCGTGTTGAGTTGATACAGTTGAATCTACGCCTCTAGTTATTCCAGTCAATGTTGGTGGACTTGCTCCTGCATCTACTCCAGTATATCCCATAACTTCTCCATTTACATAGATATAGCCCGGATTAGTTGAAGATACTGAAACATTCTCAAAGCTTGTAAAAATTCCAACAGAAGTTACCTTCATTGGTTGAGATGATGATGATGTATAGACTTCCCTTAGAGATGTGGGGGGAATATCTGAAGAGATATTATTGATAGTCAATTTGTTAGATTTTGAATGCATCCCATGATTTCTATGATTAACTTTGAAGTGTAGACCATCCTTATCAGAATCAACTTTAAAATTGCTTGGAATAACTGGAGAAATTGATGCAAATGTTGATGCAATTCCAACTCCTGGTCCAGAAGGTACAATCCAAGAAAGTTGATTCACTACGTCAAATGTTCCTTGAACATCTGTAAGTGAAATAGAATTATATGCAGATATAATTCCTACATTATATCTAACATTTTGACTTAGGGCTCCAAGTTTTAAGGTAACAACATCTCCAAGACTATAACCTCGCCCGCCAGTAGTTACAGTAGATACCCCTAGGGCACCATTAGACACCGTTACTTGAGCTTTGGCTCCGGTGCCAATACCCGTCACTGAAACTACATCAATATTTGTGTAGGTGTATGATCCAGAGGATGGAGTAAGACCTGATCCAACATTATTACTAGTTAGTGCTAAAGTTGATCCAATTCCAATTGATCCCGTTGTGTTAACTAAAATGCCAGTTGCATTAGTGTTGTTAAATTGACTTACAGTTACTCCTGGAGTTAATGGTGTTGTGATTGTATTTCCTAGTCCAATTACTAATTGATTTGAAATTGAAGTAACTGGATCAATTCTTAACTTTGCAATTTGCCCATTACCAAGTCCTAGAGTTGGATTATATGAAATGAATGTTCCAGGAGATGTGGTGAATTTTGCTCCGTAAATTGTAAATTTCAAATCTTCTAATTGACTTGGGTCCCAAGTTGCACCATTTTGTGATTTAAATAGTGATCCCAAATATGGTTGTTGAGAAACAATAATTCTTTGAGCCTCTGGGTTATTTGCGCTTGAGATATCAACTTCACCCATTCTAGAAATCCAAGTTAAATACTTGCTAGAATCTGTTACTAAAACAATTGCATATTCTCCCCCATCTTTTAAGTATATTGGGGAATCAAAGATGAACTTTGTGGGTGCAGATGCATTATTTGATACACTTACTTGACTTGGGCTATATGTAACTTCAGCAAAGGGCACAATTGTTGAAGTTGGAACCCCACCAGAAAGTGGTCGTATTTGACAGGATACCGGCAATACTGGGTCCTTACTTTGGAAATATACTTCTACTGAGGTTAGAAAAAATCCACCAGAAGAACTTACAATAAATGATTCTGCTAATGGATCATACCAATCCCCAATTCTTGTAGTAGTTGCACTATCAAGAAATGATGATGTTGGAGATAAATCTTTAGTTTCAGTGATTCTGCCTTCAACTACTCGGGTTTCTGCAGCAGGTATTCTCTGAACTGTAGAATTTCTTGTTGATAGTGTAGTTTCTTGAGTAACATTCAACTCTCCAGAAGATGTAAATGTGGCCTCCACTTGACTTATTACTTCTCCAGGTATATACTTGTTATCTGGATCTGAAATTAATAGGAATGTTTTTGATCCAGTTTGAAATTTTGGATTTCCGCCAAAGTTTGGATTTGGGATATAGAATGATCCTAGGAAAGTTCCAGACTCATCAGATACTAATCTCTTCGATTTTACAGTAGCTACTGCATTACTTGTCGTTCCACGAAGTCTCATTCCACTTATGGCATGACCATAAAAATCTGATTCTGACTTTAACTCTAAGCTACTAGTGTCTATATTTAAGATGCTAGAAGTTGATGAATAGTTTTGGGGTAAAGATTCCCGCAAATTATATAGATTTTTTTCATAAACTTCACTTGGATTTGAAATTGGCCCATACTTATGATTTGCATTTGCAACTTTAAATTTAAAAGTGGGAATGTTTATGGAGTATGAACTACCACTAAAAAATCCCTCAACGGCTTCTCCCGCAACAAATACTCCAGATACCATTTCAATTTCTAATAATTTTGGAGTTGTGTAATAGAACACATCAATTCCATTAAAGAATGGGAAAAATAGTGTGCTTGGTTTTACTCTCTTTGCAATTAACTCAATATTTCTTTCTCTACAGAATGGAATAATTTCTCGGCTTACAATTCTACTACCAAGATTTACGGTATCTGTCTGCTCACTTACTTTAAACTGTACACCACTTCTAGACTGATTATCTAAAGTTCTGTAAGTTTCTTCAAGTTCTCTTTCTGATGTAAGTGTTCTAGTTGTGGTAGACTCAAAAACTGGAGCAATAAATGGCCAATCCCCCCTACTTGCAGTTCCGGTACGAGCTTCTGGAGTAGTTTCAGACTGAATAGATACACTAGTAACTAACTCTCTACTTCCAATAAGTTCTCTTCCTGACCACATAGATTCCCAAGATCCCCAGTCCACTGGAGAAACTCCAGTATTAGGATCTGCACCAAGAGCTTGCATGAGCGCATTGTAGTTACCCTCCTGCTTAATATTATTTACATCCAATCTCTTTTCATCAAACCAGGTATCTGAACTTGGGTTTAAAGTTAAAGTTCCTGTCCAAGTAACAACACTGAATGGGTTAATATTTTCAAGCCTAGTTGCAAATGGCTGCTTTATCTTCTCAACTTCAGTGTAGGATAGTGTTATTAGTTTTCCTTTTTTTATAATATTAGAACTTTCAGATACTGAATTTGATAAATCTATTGATGTTGTATAGTGAGATGGACGTAGTACTCCTTCTATTGGATCAACACTAGCCTTAAAGTCTGGATGGCCTACAGTATGAGAACTATGATTGTTAAAATTATCTACAAAAAATCCACTCTTAAATCTATCTAAACCAGTTTTAGCATCCTTGATGCTTAAATTTTTTGTATTTGTCTCAAGTAGCGATAGTGAAGTTATCTTTTCAACAGTTGAAATCCTTTCCTCAAGTTTTTCAATATCTCTCATAGTATATCGCTTATGATTGATAGACTCAATCTTTACATCATTTTTTACATTATAGGTATATGGGTTTAATGAAATTGTGGCGATATTTAAGGATTTACTTGACTCAATCGGAGCAACTGGATTTTCTGAAGGCACTCCAGTTCGGATTTGGAAAATGCCACTTCTTGTCAAATATAATTTATCAATTCTCCCCAAGTAGAATGAATAGCTAAGTATAATTGAAGATCCATTTATAATAGGATTGGTTACATTGGAATTTGATGTTACAAAGTTTCTAGATCCAAATTCAAATGGAGATAGTGTATTGGCGGCTGGATTATAGTTACTAACTCTAGGTCTTATGTCAATAGCATCTGTAGCTCTAACATTTCCATAGATTTGTGGAATGCTCTCCTTATAATTTTCTGCAGCAAAACTTGAAAAACATATAAAATCGCCAGTATCTCCAGCTGGAGTAGTGTAGTAATCAAATACTACAGTCACTCTTCGAACTGGCGCTTCTACCCCAACTTTTTTTGCAATCTTCCCATAATCTACATATTCTGACCTACTCCCACCATCAAAGAGGTATGAATTTGAAATATCCTTAGAGTATGTATTTACTGCAGTTATTTTTGCAGAAACTGTTGAATTAACTACCGTAATAACTTCATCTTTTTGGAAAATAAATTCATTTACATAAGAAAAAGTTATACTTGAAGCAGTTGTTGAAATAATTCTTGCGATTGCCTTAGAAGTTTTTCCATTTACAACCTGTCCTGGAAGAATTGTAGTAAAATCTCCATTGATTTCTACAAGATCAATCTTTGGTAAAATGGGATCATTTTGATCATTAGATTCAAATATATCAACAATCTTTATAACTTCTGGTACATTTAGACATATTTCATCATCCTGGACTCTGGTTCCATAGACTGCGCTATATGTGAGGCCATCGTTTAAAGTTCCTGATCCAGTTCCAGATTCTGCCTTAATAGATCTGTTGATAGTTACTGTGGCACAGTTTACTAGTACCTTCTCCTTTGCCTTAACATTAATTTTTTCAAGAGACGCAATTAGTATTGCATTACTACTACTACTCTTTGAAAGTTGCGTAATTGTTAGTGTTTTTCCTGAATTTGATATTACTACCTTTCCAGGAGTTAATACTTCTATTGTACCGTCACTATATGATAAATTATATTCTGTTACATTAAATTGTTTAAAAAATAGATTTACATCCGTTTCGGTTACTGTAAATGTTGATGAAGATACATTTGCAGTATATGATTTTTTAAGAGAAAGTCTTGAATTGTCTAAATTTATGCTACTAATATTATACTGTGGTAGAATTTCATAAAGATCCTTCTTCTCCTTATTCTTTAACGTTGGATTTACAATTGCTAGATCATTTACCGTAATTGTACTACCAGGCAAAGCGCCACTATTGATATTTGAATTATCACTAACCGCTACTAATGTAAATGATTTTAGATTAGAATTTACAGCACTTACTTTGTTGTATGTTGATACACTATTTCCAGAAATCGTATATTGAACAATATCGCCAACTTTAGGTGGATTTACTGATGCTGTAGTAATGCCAATAGTTACAGAACCTCCAGAGGTAATTGTAAATTGTGTAGATGTTGGAGCAATTTGCTTTGTAGCATCTAAAATCAAATCCGCAGAAAATGAACTAGCAGTTACAGAATCTGTTGAGAAGAATGATTTTACATCAGAAAACCCATAATCTATTACGCTAGTGATTGTCTGAGGATATCTAATCTGATTGACTTTAATTTGCTCACCAAAATTAAATGTTCCCTTAGTATCATATAATACTACTATATTACTATTAGATATACTTTGTCTTAAAAATCCTGTTGCACCACTATTAACTCCCTCAACTTTAGCTGGTACATTTAAAGTTATATTGCTACCAAGAGTTATCTTTACAAACGTAGTAATATCATAAATCAAGCATTCATATTGAGTGGTATCATTTGTATAAATTGATGTAAGTGGATAGAAATCGTAAATTCTTGCAAGACCAATTTCATTTCCCGAAATTGCCGTAGGGCTTGAATTATTTACTCTACTATCGACTAGTGTTATAGTGTCAGTATATGCAAAACCAACCCTAGGAGATCCGTAAACATTATTTACAACTACACTTGCACAAGACTGAAAATTTATTGCAGTCTCGGGAACTAATTTAGTTGTTCTTGGCTTCTGAATATCAATTAAGGAAGATGAAATTTTTTCAATATCATATCCTTCAACATAAGCCTTTCCAGGACTTATATCTAAAGTTAAAAGACTCTCTGATGGCTTTTGACCTGAGCTTGTAGTTTGATTTTCGGTATAAACACCATTATTTCCCTTACCATCATTTAAATTTTCCTTTGCAAATACTTCAAAATTTTTAACCAAATAATTACCAGACTCATCAAATGTTCTTTTTGCTAAAAGATCTCTGAAATATGTGTCATTTGATTTTGATGGGGTAAATTCCTGAAGGACGCCATCAACAACTCGCATCAATTCAATGAAATTTTCATCATTGAAATCATCAATTGCCTTTTTAATTAATCTTACTGCAATTCTTAAGCGATCTGCTCCAGGAGCAGCAAAATTTGAAAATCCCTGAGCATTATCATTTAAAGTTTCATCATCATATGAAGTTATAAAATCTTCTTCTATTAGAAACCCAATTCTTGCACTTGGAGTGATTGAATACTGATCAACAATAATCGATTCCTTCAATACTTTTACAAAATGACCTCTTATAAAATAAACTCCCTCATTCACAGATGCAATTGATGCATTGCCAGTTGGATACTCAGTAATAACTGTAGCAAAAGGTGAATTTGCACGAACAACTACTACACCATCTACAATAATATCGGTATCAGTTAATAAAATTTCTCCGGGTTTAAATTTATTGCCAGAAAAATCCGTTGTGTCCGAAGTTGCGTATCTGAAGTATAGTGTATTGGTATCTAAATCTGATTCAATGTTTGATACTGCTAGCTCCACTTTAGCACTTATGCCTGTAGTTTGACCAATAATATTAGTATCTACAAGCTGATCAATATATGTGTTTATGTTAACGCCAAAATATACTGGATCTAAACGAATATAATCAACTCTACCATCGTAGGAAGTTTGTCCTGGAATTATCTTAGCCCCTTCCTTAAAGAAGTGCTGCCCAAAACTTTCAATTTGATTTTGTAAAATTGATTGTAAGGAGCTTAATTCTCTGGACTGAATTGGAGTGCCAGGTTTAAATAAAACTCTCTTATAATTTTTATCCTCATCAAAGTCATCAAAGTATGGACTTACATTTAGATTAGTATTTTGTGGCATTGTTTAAAACTCTAATACAACTTTAATGTCTTCTTTTTGATTTGGTGAACGAATAATAGCCGCTCTGTTATCTATATAGATGATTTCTCCTGAGTATTTTTTAATCTCGGGGTTTGCACACCCCTCAACATAGGACTGACCCAATCTAATTGTTCTAGTATTAATTCCCGATCCAATTGTTACTGATGTTACTGGAGAAGCTAAGGATCCAAATGTAGTGTCAATAACTAAATTACTACCAGCACTTGCTCCGCTAATCAAATGAGTTCCACCCACACCAATTCCTGAAGTAAATTTTGACATCCTAAATCCAACACTTGTGGAAGCTAATCCAACTGGTTGATAGTACTTCAATACTCCTGTAGTATTGTCCCAAGAAGCTACAATTCCAATGGCAGTAGATCCAATTCCAATTGTTTGGCCAATTGTAGTATCTACTGTATACTCTACATTGGAAATGCTAGCCCCTGTTGCGCTCTTCAATTTTACTGAATATAATGCGCTATATTCAGATGCCGAAAGTAGTTGAGTACTTCCACCATACGTTATTGGGTTTTTAATTATACCAACTCTAGCAAAATCATTGTTTATGATTGTATCCGGATTATTTGAATCAACTTCATACCTAGAGTAAATCATTACTCGGTTGGCTCCTAATTCACGATAAATGTCATATCCGTGCCCTCCAGGAGGGGGTATAACAACATTACATGATGCAATTGAGGTAGTAGCAATTCCAACCCGATTTAGACCACTTATTGGTCCTCCAGTTTCAGATCCTGGTGCTCCAGGATAGAACTGAAGAATTGCCTTGGTATAATTTACGCCACCATCGGTAACAATAACCTCAGACACCTTTCCTGACGAATCAATCGTTACTGTAGCCTTTCCCCCAGTACCGTCCCCTAGGATTGGCACATTTCTAATCGAAGTACTAATTGGCTCATATCCATCTCCACGATTTTCAACTATAACAACTTCAATTTTTCCCCCAACAGCATTATTTTTAATTGCCTCACTCTCACCAATACCCCAATCATTTGGAGTTGGTATATACTCGGTGGAATCAAATTTGATTATATCTCTTGGGGAAATAGTATAAAGATACTTCCAAATATAACCGTCTCCAGAAGTTCCAGCAGCTCTGGGCTCAATATCTGTGAATAGTGGTTCATCAATTGATGGAGATCCTGCTGGATTTTCTGGATTTGTCCCGTTATTTAAACAAAGATATACCCGATAGTCGGCATTTACCACATAGTAGTTTGCATCATAAAGATTATTTGAATTTGTTATTGGTGATGGATTATATACATTATAATCATTTCTATACATTTCGTATGAAGTTCCAGCACTCCACTGGATCTTACGAATAACTCTTCTAAGATCGGAGGAGTTAATCTTTTTCAACGATAGCATAGTATCATGATAATCATTTTGCGCCTTAAACATATCTTGAGGCGATGGCGGGTTATCATTCCAATCCGTAGTACCAGATCCCGTTGCAGTATCATACGGATTTGCCAAACCAATAAAGCTATAATACGCATAATTAGTCGAACCAATACCCGCAAAAGTATCAATAAATGACTGTGCATTTAGTATTCTAAATTGATCTGAAATTATTGCAGACATATTATTACAATTGTTTGTACTATTTAGTAACTCTCGAATAGTGGTTTAGATCTTATAACTATGGGTGCAGTAGAAACTCCAGTAAGTCCACGATTATTTAAACTAAATGCCTTTGGTACTGCTCTAGTATTAAAATTCAATTTACCCCAACTATAGTAACCACATCTACCTTGAGATACACTTCCAACTCCAGAAATTGATCGAACATTTGAGTAGACTGTGACAATGCCGGAATTTACACTTGCAACTATGTGATCAACTCTATACACATTATCTATAAAGGTTGATCCTATTCCAAGAATTGAGAATCCATTATCAGAATTTAGTGAGGTTACCCCAGATCCAGTTATAGTATCACTAACTACAAAGTAATCCCCAGTAACAATTCCACTTCTACTTATGCTACCATAAGTAGCTTGATTTAGAATACTATCACTATCGAGATTAAATATTACCATTGGGCTAGTAGTTGAAATGCCAGATACGCTTGTGCCAATTCCAGCAATAACTCCAAAATCACCTGTAACCCCCACATTATCTAAACGCTCAAAGAATAGAGTTTCTGGAGAAATTAGTACATTTACACCAACTGTCTCATCGTATCCAAATCCAGCTTCTGTTACGGTTATGGACTGAACAGTTCCAGCAGCAGAGACCGTTGTAGTTGCAGTTGCCTTAACTACAACAGAGTCAGTAACTGAATATTTTGAAGTTTCCCCCACACCAATAATTCTATATCTATCAGTTCCTAAGAATCTAATCTCAGCATTTGAATTTGAAGTTCTTATCCAATTTTGCCCATCAGAAGATATGATAACTAGTTGATTTGCGCCAGAAATTAAATATACACCATCCTTATATGTTATATCAAAGAAATTATATGACGAATACCCTGATGGAGAAGTATTTGTCCAATTTCCCCCACCATCAGTTGAAACTGTAAGAGTTCCATTAACTCCAACCGCAAAAAATTTGCCATTGAGGTATTTGACAGATGTTAAATTGTTGGAAGTATTTGAAACTTGAGATTGCCAAACATATCCGTCAGAAGATCTAGTAATATATCCATTATTTCCAACTGCAACATAGTTATCTGTTCCTGCAGTAACTGAGTTTAATTCAGTTGCTGCAGGAGTAGCCCTAACAATCCATGAAGTTGATACTCCTGAGGTAGCATCTGAAACTAAGGCACTTCCTCCAGCACCAACAGCAATAAATTTATTCATTCCAAAAGTTACTCCATTCAAAGACCCAGTATATGAAGAAACTGGATACTCAAATGGTATAATTCCTCCAACATAAATTCTCGATAAAAATGTAGCATTTGATTGCCAATTGTTTGAAGTAGTCGATGTAAATATTGTACCACCATATCCAACCACCACCCAACTACCATTTCCATATGAAACAGATTTGAGATCATACACGGCTATTGACGTAGGATTATCCCAACTAGTAAAGTTAATTGAAGTTGAAATGCCTCCAAGATTTCTACATGCAACATATATTCCCTCACCAAAGGCAAAGCTATTATATTGCTCTACGCCAAATTCAATTTCGCCATTGGCCCAAGTTTTTCCATACTGTGGTAAAATTGGTTTTGTACTTGAAATTGTAATTGCAGGTGAAGATGAATAATTTTGACCACCATCTAGTATTGTAAAATTTGTAATTGTCCCAGCCGCAGAAACAACTGCGCTAACCTTTGCTGCTCTAGTATCAGTATCATTGATAATAGTTACAGAATTTTTAAGTTGTTCTAAATTATCAAGATTTCTGAATAGTGGAAATGCATTTTCTACATATACGTCAACATCAGTTGTTGAAATATTTTTAATAATTCTTGAGGCGGGAGTAATTCTACCTTCTAATTGCATTCTTGCCTTAGAAACATAAGCATTGTTAATAATTAGATCCGATCTCTGCTTAGTTAAATCTGAAGTTCTATAGAATGTTGGATCTGTAGAAATGCCAATATCAATATAGTTTGTAGTTTTTACTTCAGCAATGGATAATATCGATGTTACAACTCTATCCAACTGCCTTACGAATTGATCCTTCTTATTTAAAGCTACAATATCGCCAACTTTAACTTGATTGAGAGTATCAACATCAACAATATCAAATGGTGATGCCTTATAGAAGAAAATTAGGCACTTACTTCCAAGTGGTGGTGGGGTTGTAAATACCAATCTTTCGCCACCAATTAGTGAATAATTTTCACCAGGACTCTGTAGAACATCATTTAGAATAATTATCAGCGTATTTTCTGGATTAATATCGGAACCTGGGAGAACGCTAATGTTATATCGTTCTGTAATAATATCGGTTTTTGTTAATAGAAAGGACTTTGCAACTCCATTAAAATTGTCTGAAATATCATCAAGTGCTGTTAAGTTACCAAAGGACCATCCAGAAAACTTATCACTTAATATATCTATAATTCTAAAATTAAATGAACTAGTTCCCACACCAACAGTAAATGGAATACCCTGAAGTGTTAACAAATCATTTGGCTTATAGCCTAAACCCCTATTTGTAATTTGGAATTGGGTAACACTTCCGCCGCTTCCAACAATTATATCGATCTTTGCACCAGTTCCGGAACCTCCGGTGAGTCGCATGTTTGAATATGCTGTAGGAACACCTACTGATATTATTGGGGGATTTGTTGAAGCATATCCAGATCCTCCAGAAATAATATTAAATCCAGTAATTATACCTACAGAGGATCCAGACCCAACTAAAGCAACAATAGATGCACCAGTTCCAACACTAGTTAGAACTTCAACTCCCATATTACTTCTATATCCAAATCCACTACTTTGAATTACTAGAGATTGTATTGTCCCAGAACCTGAGACAACTGGAGTTGCAAATGTTCTAACTAGCGGTTGATATCCAAATCCAAAACCACAACTAACTTCATTTATAAAGCCCCCCTTAGGTAGAGAAAGAATATCTACTCCAGTAAACTTTATAGATCCGCCAATTCCAATAGCAGCCCTTTCTGTCATAGAATAGTCTATGGCTGGCTTCTGTAAAATATTGTTAATTAGGATAACCCCATAGTTGGGTCCAACTACATTATTTCCAAGATTCGTTACAATGCCTGTAACATCTTTTCCGTAGTATGATAACTCATGCTTCGTATTTGAACCATTAAATGAATTTGAAATGTCATCAAAGATATACGTGTTATCATAATTAAACCTATAGAAAATTCTACCAGAAAATGTAGAGTTTGTGGATACTCCTGCAGGACCAGTTCTTCCATATGGTGGAGAATTAAAGTAAATAGTTCCCTTACTAATATTATAATCTCCTGCCAAAACTGTAACCCCAGCACCAACTAAATGACTCTCAATGGTACTTCCCATAAAACCACGGTCAATAGAAAGAACATTTGTGGAACCAAATCCTACAGTGGTAATCTTCATAATTTCATTATCTACCTTTAGGAAGAGATTAGATGATATTGAAGTTATACCTGTCAATTTAACTGTGGTATCTCCAATTGCAATTGCAGATGCCAATGAAGTAGAAATTTTCTTTTTATACAGAGGACTTTGAATAACACTATCAATAGTAATCAGAGATCTTGTATTTGCTAATTCTGGAGAAACTGATAGGCTATGAGTTATTCCTGATCCAACTCCTTGGCCACTTCCAAGATCTCTAAAACTGAAGTAGGATCCATTAGCTACAGCATCAGTTTTTATACCAACAAGTTTTATTCTATTACTATCAACTTTATATGCATATACTGTAGATGGCATGAAATTGGTAGAAATTCCTCCCCTAACCCTATCAGTAGAAGCAATTGCTATTCGGGTTCCTCCAGTTCCTGGATCATATACCAACTCTTCTCCAGAACTAAAGTTATGATTTGGGAGATTTACAATACTACTTCCAACCGCACATGAATTTTGCGCCACAAAGTACTTACATATTAGTCTAGAACCCTTAGAATTAATAAAGAATGATGAAATGCCAACAACATTACCCCCCTGAGCAATATTAGGATATGTTGTATTTGGTGCCGCAGTTGTTCCAATTCCAATAATTGTTGTAATAATACCAACATAAGATCCAATTGCAGCTTGTACATTAGCACAGCAATTTACACTGTAGGCACTTGGACTACAATTTTCATCATATGCAATTGTTAAATTATATTTTTGAGGAATTGAAAATGCTGGAACCTGATATGAGGTACTTATACCAACATTGTTGATAATGTACTTAGACAATTCTATAATATAACGGTAACCAGCAATAGTTTCCGTCGATTCTCCGGAGACATATGATACCCCAGCATTCCAATATGACCTCCCGGCATTAACCGAATTTACATTGCCACCATACTTTAAATCTCTAGAAATTGCATCAACAACATAACCAACGTCACGCTTACATTTAGTTTCATTATAATCTGGATTAGTGAGAATTCCAGGATATGTTGTAGTTATAAATCCAACAACTTCATTTTGAATGAATTGACGATTTAGTATAATCTGAGTTGCTCCATCTGCATATCTTCCAACTAATTCTTGACGACTAGTGCCATTAAACTGTGAGCTTATATCATCAATTTTTTGAACCTTATTTGTCTTACAAATAGTATAGTCAATTAATTTCTTGGTTAAGAAACCTACAGTTTTTGATATTCCATTTGAAGTTGTAACTTCGTAATTTGTGTCAAAATTTTGTTTAGTATCAAATGCTAAAGTATTTTGTATTGTGATAAGTAAATCTGATAAGTTATTAACACGTACTTGTAAATTATTGCTTCTACCAATTCCAACTTCTGGAGTTGAATTTACAATTAGATCTCCAAAAACCTTAAACCCTGATGGGTGGGCTAAAGAATCAACTGAATCTGACCAAGTATTCTTTAAAATTTTACTATTTACTGAATATGAGAAATTCTGATAGTAGTTGCTGTCATGCATTCTCTGATCGGTTTCATTTAGAAAACCGGTCTTAGTTCTCCACCCGTTTTCCTTCTTAACCTCTCCTCCAATTTTATATGCCGATTCTGTTGTAGTTATTTCCTCAATTGTTGCTTTAGAATTTGAAAATTTGCCAACAACAATACTTCCAAGTTCTAGATATGTCTCACTTCCGGAAATTTTTAATGTATTTTTTTCTTTGTTCCATCCGGATTTTTGAACCCTAAAAATATCTCCGTTATTGAAGATGATTTCATTTTCGATAAAATCGCTCTTCTTCATTGTAGCAGTAACCTTAGATATATCATCATACTTTATAACTCTACCAACACTATTGTCTAAATCATAATATCCACCACTTATTCCATACCCAACTATTGAGTAGCTTACAGACTCTGCTCCTGCAGTAGAATTTATGGTATCAATAGTAAATGCCTTATAGTTATAATCAGTAGAATTGTAACCAGTATCTGTAGTAGATGGTTCTAGTAGTTCAACACCCTCAATAAAAACTTGATCTCCAACTTTGAAGGGAAACTCAATAAAATTTCCACTTTGGGGGGAAATTTCTAAGGTGTTTACTCCTAAATTAGAGTAGGCATTTGTAATTTGAACTCCATTTGAGTTGTTTAAGCATATAATTTCTGGAGCAACTTCAGATAATCCACTCTTATTGATATCAATTGAAACAGATTTTACATTATTTCCCTCTAGAGTTGCAGTAAATTGTAGTTCTGGATGCTGTGGGCATATGAATTTAGGTGCAACTAAGTAGTTTTTACCTTTATTTGAAATTACAATTTCATCCAACTCATAGTTATTTGAAATTTTAAGAGAAAATGGAACATCAGCTTTAGGTGGAAGCGTTGGATCTGTTGGAAAATCATATCCAGAATTTAATATTGCTAAATTCTTAATGCTTCCTATACTATTAGACACTGGTCTAATAATCGCACCATAACCATCTTCAGTGCTTATAGTTGTTATTCCGGGCAAAGTTCTATACCCAGTTCCAGTATACCCGATTGAGATATTGTAAATTGGCCCTAGAGCTGTTGGCGAAGATGTGTAGTAGAATGTGGTACTGACTCCGCTCAAGTTATAGCTAGATGCCTCAGGAGTTTTATTTAAATTGAATGATAGCGTGGTGTTACCAACTGAGATAATGTCATACTCTGCATTATAATAGCTCTTTTCAACTACAATTCTAGAGTAACCTAGAACATCTGTATCGACATTATATGCTCCTGCGTTATTAATTATTGAGCTAATTCCAACTGGAACTAACTTAT